CTCGTGAGACAAAGATTCATATTGACCCTAGTTGTGTCAATTTAATCAGAGAGTTGCCACAGTACGAATGGCGAAAGAACAAGGACGGGGAACTCTTGGATGAACCAGTCAAGAAAAATGACCACTCCGTTGATGCATTGTGCTATGCAGTATACGGTGTTCGTGGTAAGTTAAGTAGAAATAAGCCAGTTTCAGATTTCGATGCATCACAGATAAAAATTTATTAGGAGGTTATTTTGAGTTTATTAGACAGATTAAGGGGCAACTCGGTTACTGTTGAGAATGCTGAACCTAATCGTGTAGAGTTGGTTGGGGTCGATGACATCAAGACAGAGATTCATGACCCTCGTTCACAGAATTGGGTTGATTTTGCTCCTCCGAAGATAAAGCCAACCATCAAGAATCGCCGTAAGGCTTCAATGTTCCCATCCGTATATGGTATTCTGAACAACCTCATCATGAAGACTATTTCATCCTATGTGATTGATGGTGAGGATGAAGAGGCAGTCGATTACATCGTGGAGTGTGCAAAGGAGTGGAATCTCCGTAATTTGATGTATGAGTGCCTATGGAAGTGCCTAGTCGATGGTGAGCCATTCTATGAGATTGACAGTAGTGGCAAGTATATCCGTTTAAGATTATTGGCATTTGATGGTGAGAAGTCACTCATCAAGAAAATCTACGATGAGGATGGTATCACAGTCAAAGGCTACAAACAGCTTGTTGTTCGCCGTGAGGCTCTCAAGAAATGGAAGGGAGTAGAATTTTGGGAAACTTATCAAGAGCAGGATGTCATAACAGTCGATTTCGAGCCTAATGAAATAAGCAACCCACAACTGATATCCATTGATGGTGTCGGACAGTCATTGGTCAAGAATGTCATCGATATCGCATACTATCTAGAATCACTCGTGTCACAGATGCCGATGGTGGTATACAAGTCAGCGAACATTATGGTTGCCACCTTGGGTAATGCAGATAGAGGGGAGTACAAGGTTACAGAAGAAACAAGGGATTATGTAGCCGACCAAGTCTCCAACTATCATAACAAGGGAGTAGTCACATTGCCTTGGGGTATCACATTGGATTCAGTAGGCAATCCACAGTTGCCTGCAATTGAGAAATACATCAAATCCATCAAGGCGATGCTCTATGAGGGATTGGTGACACCAGAGTCATTGTATTCCTCTGAATCATCCAATAGGTCTACTGCTCAAGTGCAACTGACTGATCCATCAACTGGTCACATCTTATTTATTGAGTTCTGTCAAGAATTCCTTAAGGAATGGGTGGAAGATGTGCTTTTTGATCCACAATTAAAGAAACACGGAATGACTGAAGGTAGTGCATACATCACATTCCAAACAACCGAGGCAGACTTGGACACTAACATACTTGAGACTGGTGAAGACCATAATAATCTGAAATCAGAGTCTTCTCCGAATATGCCTCATTCAACAGCCATCACTACTGACCCTAACCCATACGAGACTCATAAGAACAAGAAAGTGGTGTAGATTATGGTCAAGCAGTTCGATGAGATTATAGACTACTATAATCTTGATGAGGATGAAGATGATGATGACTTGTTCTATGCACCGACTCGGTTCGAGATTGATGAGCAACTGGTCATTGTTGCTTGTCTGATGATTGTCGAGCAGAGATATCGTGTCTTGAAATCGATGACTCCACAAAGGATGGTGGATGAGGTTGAGGATATCATTGATGCGATGAATGTCGAGCTGACATCAACTGCATTGGACAAGATAGAGGATGCAACATATTCATTTTTCAGCAACTTGTTGAATGACTATGGAATTCCTACTGGTTATGTCAGTCAAGACACATCTATGAATGAAATTATCGATGAGTCAATCACTACTCTCTGCAACACACTTAAAGGTGAACTTAAACAGAAGAGTCTGTTTTTCGTGGATAATTTAACGAAGGATACATTCAATATTCTGCCGAACTTCAAGAGAGCAGTCAAGAAGGTGATTGATGCAGTCGGTGGAAATCTGATTTATTCCAAGGAGAAATCCAAAAGGAATGTCGAGGAGTTTGTCTATGGGAAAGATAAACTCTATCGGTGGATTACAGCCAATGATGATAAGGTTTGTGCATGGTGCAGGATGCAGGAGTCACTTCCTCCAAGGACTCTTCGTGAGATGCCACTTGACCATTACAACGGTCGCTGTGAGCATGAACCGATTGATTATGAATATTCTTCTGAATACAAACTGTTGTTGGCTCGTGGCGAGTATAGTGATGTGATTGATGCTTACACTCCAAATTATGATATGAGCCAAGCAACTGGAAGTATTCAGGCAGAAAGGAGGAAATAATGATTACTATTTTTAGAACTGGGGAATTTGACTACTCTGATATGGGAATAGACAAGCCAGTTCGTTATTCTATTGAAAATCTTATTGAAATAGCCTCTAGGACATCAACCATTGATGTGACTAGGGAGCATACTGATGAAGTCATCTCAAAAATGGCTAATTTCATTGTTGAGGATGGCTTACTGAAAGCAGATGAACCGAACAATCTTGAATTGAAAGGTATGGGCTTCAGTCCAGTCCTCAATTATGATTTGATTGACTGTGGCAGTTACTATGAGCCTACTAATATCGTAATGTCAAAGATTGGGTTCTGTGAAAATCCTAGGAGTCAAATCGTATACAATTCGATTACAGTTCCGAATGGAGAAAGCATTATGGATGATACAGAAATTCAAAAACTTGTTAAAAGGAATAATGAATTGCAGGAAGAGATTGGTGTATTGAAGAACAATAACCAACAGTTATCCAAGGCAATCAAGCAAAAAGACAAAGAGATTAAGAAGATTAAAGATTCTTATTCTGATACTGATGATAAACTCGCAGAATATGAGAAATTAAAAGAAATTGAAACTAATTACAATTCTTTAATTTCATCCAAAAGGGATGATTTGATTTACAAAATCTGTGGAGATGATGAATCAGAGAAAGAGAAGTACAAGGATTATTCCATTGCTCAATTAGAGAATACTGTTGACTTATTAAACAGAGTCAACAAAAAAGGTAAAGGTATCACACCAATGACTCAACATACTGATGATGGGAACGATGTAGTCCCTGCAGATGGTGATGAGGAAGTTTATACCGATGAACAATTTGAAGAAGATTTCAAAAATTCAGGTTTATAGATTATGGTAAATATTAGAGATCAAAATCCGTATGAAATTGACTTGCCATTTTCCGTTAAGGAAGGCAATTATACTGTTGTAGAATCTGCTGAAGGAAGAGCAGGTAAAGATGAATTTGGTTACTTTGCAAGTCCAGTCCACAAAGGAGACTTCGTTAAACTCTCCACTTCCGAAGACTGGTTAGTTGAAGTTGCAGGTAACGGCGATAAGATTATCGGTGAAGTTATCGACAACCCTACTTGGTTCGGTGACAGACCACAAGAATCCAAGAACGATGGCTACTACAATCGTAGGAAAGCAACCATCAGATTATGGGGTGACTATGTCAAAGCATTACCACTCAAATCCGATAACTCTGCTGTTGCAGTCGGTGACCCTATCAAATATACTGGTAGTGGTAAATTCGATAAGAACGGTTCATCTTCCGATTCTATCGCATTAGAAAGTGCATCTGCTAATACTGGTAAGAAAATCGCAGTATTATTAGGTTACAGAGGTTTATAAATTTTTATAGAGGAGATTATTTAGTTTTATGCCAATTATAACATTATCTGCAGAGCAAATGCTCCGTAAGGAGTTTGTTGAAAGGGCTATCCTTACTAAAATGAAACCACAGCTCTATTTCTTGGACATTTTCCCAGTTGTAGACCTTGGTGGTGCAACAAACTTCACACATTTCATTGATGACAAAAATGCTGAAGATGACATTCAGAATGGTGTAATGAGTGAACCATTACCAGTTACTGAACTGTCCGAGTTAACCAAAATCGATATCAGTCCTATCCAAAGGAAAATAGGCGATACTTATCAATTCGGTTATGCATTCGAATATTCTGAAGCCAAACTGAAAGAAAACGGCTTTATCGATGAAGTCGCTAGGGCTATCGACAGAATGGCTTATGGTATGGCTCGTAAAATCAATAATGATGTATTCAACATCATGGACACCTATGCAGGAGCAGGTATTACCTTGAATGATGGTGACTGGGGTTCATCTGCACAAATCAACGATGATATCATCGACTTGAAATACAAATTCGAGGATCAGACATTCCAAGAATACACCCTCACCGATATGTACTTGAACACCAACCAAGTCAGAGAAGCCAACAAGTTCTACAAAGCACTCGATGGTTCATTCAATATGGCTGATGTTGAAGGTGTAGAGTTCCACAATACCAAATCCACAGTCTCTGATGGTACTGCATACTGTATCGACAAGAATGTCAAACCTATTACCATTTACAAGAATGTTAACCCTAAACATTCCACTTTATCCAACCCAGTAAGTGGTTTAATCAACATTAACACCTACGAGCAGGACAAATACCCATTCAAGAAAGGAATGGAAGTTTGGGCTGAAATGGGTGTTGCAGTTAAACATTCACAAGCCATTATCAAACAGACTGGATTATAGGTGTATTTCAATGACTTTGAGATACACTTTTCGCCATCTCTTCTATGGTGGCAAGATACAGAAAGAAAGGCTCTACAAAGTCCTCGAGGATTTAGATTCAGCCAATAGTGGCGATGATTCTCGTTTAGATGACATTGAAGAGGCTATTGGTAAGGCTAGTGGTACTGGTGCAGGTGGTATCCTTAAGGATGTCAAGGATGTCAAGGATGCAATAGGTACTGAATCAACCGAAGGTACTATTCTTGCAAGGATCAAGGCACTCGAAGAAGCCCAACCATCAGCAGAAACCACTCAATCAGAGGAAACTGGATAGATAGGGGTGTAGCATTATGCCCCTTAAATATACCATTTCAGAATTATTCAGAAACAGATTCGTTGATCCTCAAAAATTCTACGAAGTTCTGCAAGATTTAGACAGACAGATACAGAATGGTGCTGATGCAGTACCAGTAGTCAAGAAAGATGTCAAATTGACCAAAACTGCATTGAAAAAGGCATTCGGTAAGGATTTCAACAACATTGGTGTTGTGCATAATGAGGAAGGTTCTTATTTGATTGTTTCAGATGAAGAGGGCAATTTCAAACATTTGCCGTTGGAAAACATTTGAGGATATTATGTTAAAGGCAAGAGAATACTACAAAATTATGCACTTTCTGAAAGTGGAGACTATGGATAGGTTTTATCCAGTAGAAGACTATTTCTATGTTGTTGACCCAGTCACTAAAGAAGAAACTCGCATTATCTATGAAGGCGATTCATTCTTGTTTTTAACCAATAGGCAGACATTTACTGGTTTTGATTATGTTGAAGTGTTGCTTGAATCATCCGTTGCTCATTCATTTTCCGATTTGAAGCTGAATCTGTCAGAGTATACTCAAGGATATGATCCGATAGTTGTATTGGATGCAGAAAATGAGGGAACTCTCACAGTAGACACTCCAACTAGAGTTGTTTTCCGTATCAAGAAGTCAAAGACTATGTCCGAGGCTTCAAGGAACTTGACCAACATTCAAAGCATTGAACTGGTCACTCCACAGAATACTGATTTTAAGATACACGATATATGTTTCCGTGATGACAATGCAATGTTCACCTTGGAACAGTTAGATGAGTTCTATAAGGATGGTAAATACTATGTATTGTCTCGTTTGCATATGGATGAAGTTCCACCTGCCCTTGAAGACCATATTTATACTGCATCAGCAGGATATGGTTGGATGTCCGTTTGGGAATATGAGGCAAGAGTGATGAACGATGAAACCAAGAATGCTAAATCGTACGGAAAATGGCTGTTTGCCGTAGTGGACAATGCTATAGACTTGTACAAGAAAGCAAACGGTATATACGATGATGATGTGAAATTCGTGCTTACAGACCTCGTTACTCATAGGGGTGTTAAGTGGTAATGGCAGACATTAGTGTATTCGAATCAATACTGGTGGAAATCCGTGATGTCCTGCAGGAGTCAGAGGAGTTCAAAGACATTGATGTTTATTTCGATGACTCTGAAATGAACCCTAATATCTCATTACCAGCAATTTCCTTTAAGGTTGGACAAAAAGAAGTCTTAAATGAGTCTATTACTTGCAGAGAATACAGTAGAAGACTGGAAATAAGATTGCACACCAAAACTCTAGACAAGAGGGAACTGCAATCAGAACTGTATTCATATGAGGAAGACTTAATTCATGTACTCAACAATGCAATGCTCAACGGCGATTTAGCCAGTAACTATGAAATAAGAGAGACTGGAGCATCAACCATCAATGCATTGATGTTCAATGCAAAAAAGGAAGCGAATCAGTTTAATATGATATTTTTCTCTAACCTCTTAAGGGTTAGATTTGTTGTAAGGTAT